TGTGTTGGGAATCTGTTAATACGGATTCGGAGGGGGCCAGCAGGATGGGGGCATCTTGCTGGTCAACCTCCCATTTCTAGGAAAAACAAAGTGTTCAAGGAAGATTTAGAGCTCGGCAAGGAAGCCGAATTTTTTATCTGCTCAATCTTAAAGGGTAGTCAGTGGCCTAAGGCCCACTTGAATGAAGGCGAATCTTTGCACGCCTACGACATTGCTACTAAAGACTTTACTGCGGAAGTCAAATACGATGTCAGTTCGGAAAAAACCGGAAATGTTTTTTTTGAGCTAAGCTACAAGGGAAACCCTAGTGGGATTATGAACAGTGAGTCGGATATCTGGTTCGAGGTTCTTCCCGGTGAGGGTGTTTACATACAACAAACTGCACGGCTAAGAGAGCTTGTAGAGTCTAAAAAGTCTACGTGTAGGGTCATAGATAGCTGTGGAGACAACGGAGATTCGAGTGGAGTTATTGTGCCAATCATTGAGTTAAAACGTATGATGTACTATGTTTGTCCTTACAAGGCACGCCCTCATGGTAGGCACACATGGGTTCATGTGATGAATTGTCTTTCGTCTTAAAGTGAACAATATTTATAAATACTGTTTCCAAATCGAAAGTCTTTTGTATACATTACACGTATTGGAGAACAAGTATGCGTATGCACTTTATTAAACCTGGCCTGCGAGACCGAATGATGATTCGGTGTAGGGTATTGCTTATGGATGACGCAATGTCCGTCCGCGAGACTGTAACGTCTCGGGGGTATGTGCAGGTGGGCATTATAAAGTTTTTGCTGCATCAACTGTTTTGGTGGAAGAAGCCTCGAAAGAAGTCCTGAGTTAGTGCGTCGGCACTTAACACCACAGCAGTTGCAGCGTTTTATCATGGATAGATATACATTCTAAGGGAGTGACAATGGCAACGGATATCAGCGAGTTTGACGGCACGGATGTCGAACCACAAATAGACCACACAGAAACATCTTACGAAACCACCGGCGATTCCGGATATGACACGTCATCAGTAGAGCCTGTCTCCTATGACGAAGCGGATGTAGGGTACTCCTTAGCAGACCAAGTTCGAGAGCTTGGATTTGCCGACGTTCAAGACGACAGTGATGCACAGATGCGGTTGTTGGATTCTTACCAGCAGTTGCAGGCACAAAACAATCAGTTTTCTCAGTATTACACGGATACTGCACAGAACCTGCAGTATTATCAAAATCAAGCAGACCAGTACCAGCAGCTTCAAGGCTCTGAGCAGTGGCGACAGTATCAGGAGTGGCAGCAGCAGCAGCCGCAGCAAGAAGCCCAGGCTGAGTCTGCAGAGCCACAGCATTGGTGGTCTCCTCCTGAGTACGATGTAGATGCAGCAAATAGATACAGGATTCAGCAGGTAAACCCAGAAACAGGTCAGATAGAAACCGTTTGGGCTCCGAACACTCCGCAGGAGGTAATCGACTCCTCAACGCAGTATGCGGAGTATCTAGAGAATTGGGCAGACGGAATCGTTCGTCGGCCACACGAAGTATTTCCGCAGATGATAGAGCATGAATTCGACAAGCTATTTGCTAGTCGTTTTAGTGCCATTATGGAATACAATAACAATAACTACGTTCAGCAGCAGCAAGAGCAGTTGGTGAGCGATATTAATCAACGAAACGCTGACTGGGTTTATCAAGTAGACCCGGTTACGAATCAATACCTGCAAGACGCCGATGGGAACTTAGTAATGAGTCCCCAGGGTCAGGCTGTTACGCAGTATGTAAACTACTTTCGTCAGTTGGGTATAGAAGACCCACAGACGTTGTGGAACCTAGCAACACGGATGTACGCTGGTGATATTTCAAGTGCACGGTTAGAGAGCGCATCACAGCAGGTGCCTCAACAGCAGCCCTTGAATAAAGCTCCTCCAACACCGGCACCCGCTCCGGCACCTGTTCAAGCACCGGCACCTGCACCGCAGCCTGCCGCATTTGCTGAGCATATACCGGCAGCTGGTGGAAGTTTTGGATTGGCTGAGGACCCATATTCCCGTAGTCAGAACCCGCATTTAACAGCGGGGGACAAGCTTCGTCAGCAAGGGCTGGCGGACGGTTTGTTTTAGGGTTTTTTTTAGGAAGGGGTAATAGAAGTGGCATATAAAGGCTTCAACCCAGTAGCGTTCTCTCGTACCGCTGCAACAACCCTAGCAAAGCACATCCGTGAAGTAGAAGAGGCAATGCTTCGGAACTATCAGATGGGTGCTCTGTTAGAGTCTGCTGGTCGAGTGAATTACAATAATAGTGGGGAAGGTTTCGACTGGCCAGTTCAGTATCGTCTACATAAAGTAGAAGGTAACACTGGCGAAACAGCTCGTAACTTTACTCGCCGAAACTTGTGGAAACAAGCGAACCTAGAATATCGTGGCTATCAGGCTACAGATTCTATGTACTATCGTGAGTTCCGCAGTAACCGTGGACCTGAAGGTGTAGTTAAGGTTTTTGAGAAGTTCGTAGAGCGTCTCGAAACTTCGATTACGCAGGTTCTTGGAACTGAATATTATATTGATGGTGCCGCATCAGGTAACGAGCAGTCATGGCATGGCCTTGAGTCAATGTTCGGTACTAATGGTACGGTTAATATCAGCACCGGGGCACAGCGAAGTGCTAATGCCGCAGACCCTCTTGGGTTTGCCAATTCAACCTATGCTGGCTTGTCTTGTCAGCTTGGTAATTACGGTGGTGAAAATGAATCTGGAAGCATCTGGCCGGACGGAATTTCCGATTCGGAATATGATTTCTGGACACCAATTATTGCTAACTACACATCGAGTTATTTCAGTGGTGCATCAGATACTTGGGCTGCACAGGGTGATGAAGCTATGCGTTTCGCAATCATCCATGCTCAACGTAACACTAGCAAAAACGGCCAGATTACTAATATCTTCTTGGCTCGTGACTTGTATCGTGACCTGTTGAACCTCATCGACGATAAAGAGCGTATTCAAATTTCTAGCGAGCATAACCTGCGAGCATTAGGATTTAAGAATGTTCTTAACTTCGATGGTGTAGAAGTTTCGTGGGAAAGTGGAGTGCCTTCCGGAGTTGGATACGGTATTAACTACGATAACATTGAACTGAAGTCTATGGACTCGTCTCTCCTTCGTTCTGAAGGTCCTGAGTATGATATCCACAGCCAAAGCTTCAATGCTGTTGTATCTACCTTGTCTAACCTGAAGTTCTCAAGTCCTCGCAACTTCTTCAAGTTGGCCGCATTAGCTTAGTCCCTAGATAAGGAAGGATAGATAAGATGATTTATGTAGACCCACCTATGGACTTAGGGGATACCCTTAAAGGGACGGACGATGATGGCAACCTCATCAACTCGCAATGGGAAGGTTCAATCTTTTCATTCCCCGACGTAGACCGCAAAGCTTCCTCGATTCGAGGTGGCAAGAAGCGTCGTAGTGGTCAGACAGTACGTGCCGTATGTGTTCGTAACACATCTGGCGGTGCTCTGACAGTTGCAGGTTTGGCTCTTAAATTCGACCTGACTCCTACTACAAGTGTTAGTAGTCAGTCAACAGCTGAAACGGCTGGCCGAGAAATTATCGGTCGTGTTGATGCTGTATCGGATGGTGCCAATAAATGGTGCGGAATTGGTGACGACCAGCTTACTGGTACGGTCGCAAGCAATGACCTATTCTGGTTAGTTGTTAGCGGTCCTGTTGTCGCTAAACTCGCAGCATCTGCTACTATTGCACACGGCGACATTCTCGTCAGTGCTGCTAGTGGTTATCTGGCGGAAGCCAGCTCAGCTGGAGATGCTATCGTAAATGTTGTAGGACGTGCTTTGCAAAAGTCCGATGCAACAAACTTCGATGGAACGGCATCATCTGCTGGTGATAGCGTATTAATCCAGGCTTGCGTTCAGGTTTAGAGATAAACCGGCGACGTTAGTCCTGTACACAATACGGGTTATGGGTACGCCGTCGGGTTTTCGGACTCGGCGGCGTTTCCTTTTATGGTGATTGTATGAGCGACGAAAAAGAACTTATTGCAGTAAACAAAGAGTGTTCCTCGTGTTACGTGCTGTATCCAGCCACCAATGAATACTTCCATACAGACAACGATAAAGAAGATGGATTAAAGACAGAGTGTAAGCAATGTCGCAAGGAAAAAAAGAAACAGCGGGAAAATCAGGATATAGATGCTAGGATTCAAAAGTTAGAAGCCGAAGGCATAAAGCTTTTGGATGTATTGGCGAGTAGAGGCTCTTCCATACCTCATATGGCTGAAACGTTTCAAAGGCTAATAGACGTGTTCGGCGGCGCTGGTGGATTTGCACAGCACTACTTAGCAAACTATTTGAGTACGCCAGCGGGTAGTTCGACTCGTCAAAAAATGCTCGACACGATTTTGCGATTAAATATTAAAGTGTCTGAATCAGGTGCAGCTCAAAAAAGCTTAGAAGAAATAACAGATGAAGAGTTAGATTTAGAAATACAGCAAACAGCAAAGTCCCTTTTATTGTTTTCAGGTGATACAGTAGTCAAAGCAGATAGGGTTCAGGTGACAGAAGTTGAGCAGTCAGAGTGAGTTTTCTGAAGCGATGCACATCCCCGACCCTGTGGACTACAGGCAGGATGTTACTGAGCAGCAAAAGCAAGAGATGCGTCTTCTCTATGAGGAGAGAGCGAGGCGTCGAGTTGAAGCGTTACGTTTATATGAGCCGCTTCCGTTCCAAGATAGGTTTCACTCGTGTAAGGCAAAAGAAGTTCTTATCCAGGCTGGGAACCAAGTAGGAAAGTCACTTTGTGCGTTCGTAGAGGATGCAAGGGCAGCAACAGGACAAGACCCTTATGGGAAATACCCAGAAGAAAATGGCATCATGGTTTGTCTCGGTATGGATGAAGGTCATATCGGCAGGACAATACATAAATATTTGTTTCGTCCAGGTGCCTTTAAGATAATTAAAGACTTGGATACGTCGCTGTGGCGTGCATGGAAACCTTGGATTGAAAGCGACATGGCTCGCAAGGCGGAAGCTCGAGACGCTCCGCCATTAATCCCTGACAGATACGTAAAAAACTTTGCGTGGAAAAAACGAGCACAGCATGTGTTTGAAATATGTGAATTAATAAATGGGTGGACTATTTACGCAATGGGCTCCAAAGGAGAGCCAGCACAGGGTTTTCAAGCCGATTTAGTTCATATTGACGAAGACCTAGAAAGACCTGAATGGTATGACGAAATGGTTGCTAGGTTATCTATGAGGAATGGTAAGCTTAGATGGTCGGCGTTACCGCATTCTAAAAACGATGCGTTGGTCAATTTGTCAGAGCGTGCAGAAGACGAGGCAAAGCAAGAAGAGCCGAGCACAGTAGTGGTTAGAGCAACTATCTTTGACAATCCGTTTATGCCTGAGGAGGTAAAGCGGGAGAATATAAAAAGGTGGAAAAAAAAGGGTGAGGATGAGTTTCGCAAACGTGCATTAGGAGAAATGATTACCGACAGCGTTTTGATGTACCCGACCTTTTCAAAGGATGTCCATAACGCTATAAGGTTCGATTCGCCTCGGCATGAAATACAAAAAGTATTGACCGACAACCTAGGAGAGCCGCCGTCGGATTGGTGTCGTTATATGGTTGTGGACCCTGGCCATAGTGTATGTGCCGTAACTTTTTGGGCAGTACCTCCTACTCACATGGGAGACTTTGTAGTTTGTTATGACGAGCTGTATTTGCAGCAATGTACGGCTGATAAATTTGGCGACGCGGTTGAGCGAAAAACTTATGGAAAGAAGTTCGAAGCGTTTATCATGGATGCTCATGGTGGGCGTATACGTGAAATTGGTAGTGGAGTGTTGCCTAGAATACAATACACACGTCAGCTAGAAGCTCGGGGCGTTGTCAGTGCCCAGACAGGCTCAGGGTTTTTGCCGGGAAGTGATGATGTTAAGGGGCGTGAAATGAGACTTCGCGATTGGCTGCAGATACAGCCGAGCGGGTTTCCGAAAGTAATGGTAGCGGTTGAGAAATGCCCTAACCTTGTTAAAGAGTTTTATAGATTTAAGAAAAAGACAATCAATGGATTTGTAACAGACGAAGGTAATCGACGAGGGAATTGTCACGCTATAGAAACTTGCGAGTATGCAGCCGCCCATGGATTAAAATATATTAAGCCGGTAGAAGGTGCTAAAAGCAATTCACCAGTAGCAAACATTATCGCAGCTAGAAAAAGGCGAGCGGAAAAGAGAGCAGCTAACAAACGTTTTCAGAATGGCGATGGCCGTTCATATATTAACTTAGGTCCTACGGGAGAATAATTTTATGACTGACGTACCAACCCAAGATGAAATTAATGGGTTCGAAATGCCAGATGTGGTATTAGGAACACCTGTTACTTTCTACTTAAACGGTTTGCGGGACGGTACGGAGCCACGGATTGGCTTTGTTTTGCGTATATCACGCTCTGGCCGAAACGTTGTTATCCGTACTGCAGAAGGAGGGCATTATGAGTCTGTAAGGCACATTAATGACCCCAAGCTACGCATTAACTCTGACCATCGTGAGAATGGCGCATGGGATTTCACAGATTTCCATAAGGCAGAGGAGAAAAAGCGACAGCTTATTGACGCAAGAATAGCTGCTTTAGAGCATTCGGCCACTGACAAAATTATAAAAAGCGCCTCTACTGCAAAGAAAGAGGTGACTTATAGTGAGTTGCGTGAACAAGCGTTATCTCTTGGGATTGAGTTCAAAGGCAATCCTAAGCGAAAATGGTTAGAGCAGGAAGTTGCGAAGGTTCGAGAGTTAGAACCAGCCGTATAGTCAGTAATCGCAGCTCACCTCGTTGCGGGGTGGGCTGTGTTTATTATTTAGGAAAAATGTAATGGCAGTCTTCGAAGATTCAACGCATCCTATGTCGGGCATATGTGGACAGTGGATGGAGAAAATTAAAAACGCTAAGAAGCACAAGCATGAACGATTCGGTAGATATGCTGATGAGGCCATGAAGTTTTTCGATGGTGCCCATGACTGGATGTGGCAAGGGGAGTATGCAAAATCCTCCGGCGGTTTCTTGGACAAAGAAGCACAAGGCGCTATGCCTACGTTCCGCATGACTGTGAACAGGGTGTTTGAGGCTGTGGCGTTGTTCGGGCCAGTGCTGTATCACCGCAATCCAGCTATACAAGTAACACCTAGGATGTTGCCTGAAATAAGCCCAGTTGCTATGGGCATAGATGAAAAAGACCCGCAGTTAGCACCTTATTTCAACACGTTTGAAATCCAAGATAATCACATAAAGGAGCTGCGAAGAAGCCACGCTAATATTAAAGGTCATTACCTTAATTGGCTTCAGTATGAAACAGATAAAAAAGCACAGTGCCGATTGGCGATTAATGAAGCAATTATTAAGGGCATGGGGATACTGTGGACGGAAATTTATCGACCAAAAGGTTCTGCTACACGACATCCTAAGAGTACATTTGTATCTGTCGATGATATTGTAGTAGACCCAGATGCAGAATACTGGGAGGACATAACATGGGTCGCACGAAAATGCGTGCATCCCGTCTGGAAGGTCGAAAGAAAGTTTAATATACAAGGCAAGCTCAAGGGGAATCTTGAGTCCATCAGTGCACAATCCGAGGTGTACAGTAACGGGCGAACTAAAACTTCCGGTGAAAAACGAACAGGCAAAACACACGATTTAATTGAATACTGGGAAATTTACAGTAAATGCGGGTTCGGTGATAAGCTGCAGTTGAACTCCAATGTACAGAAGTCTGGCGACGAATACGACTGGTCTCAGTTCGGAGACTTCTGTTACTTGGCGGTATCTCCAGATATTCCGTTTCCATTAAATTGCCCATCGGATGATTTAGAAAAGAAGTCATTCGATGAAGTATTTAATCAAGTTCAGTGGCCTATACCTTACTGGTGTGATGGAGGGTGGCCGTTTAGTCGGCTGCATTTCCACGACAAGCCTAAGTGTGTGTGGCCT